GATATCGAAAATCATTAGGGCTGTTGCAAATTCCTGTATGGTTGCGACCGCCTTGTCCCTCATGGCATATTGCATGATGAGGAGGTTTTTATAATATTCGATCAAGCTCGTATTTTCTGCCATGCTATACCACTTATACCGTCAGAGTAATTCTCGTGGCATCAAGTACAAATTTGTTTTGTATTGACGCCGCGGCTATGTATTCAAACCACGTAGATCCGTTCGTTGAAATACCCGCAAGCGTTATCCGGTATAACGGATTCAGGTTTTTCAGAAAACACACGATCTCGTCCGAGGTCGCATCTTCGCCGATAAGATACGTTATGTTTGCTACGATCTGTGCTTTGAGATAATCGGTGTCTATTGATCCTCCGCTTGGGACGGCCAGCGTCGCCCGAATGTATAAATTAATAAGAACAGGACGATCAAATTTCATCACAACGGTTCGACCATTAACCCGAGTAACTGTTACGCTAACAGAACCCTTCGTTCCGCATCCGGCGCTTTTCTTTTCATAAATCGCCTCCGCTATGTCTGCGTTTGATCCGTTTTCGACAACACACCAAACTGAATGAGGAGGTATCCCGTTCGAGTCGGTTACTGCCGTCGTGTTTTCTTCCACGTTGCACGCAGATACATCGTCGAGTGAAAGTATTTTTGCCTCGAGAGAATCGGTGTATCCTTGAGAACTTCCGGCAATTGATCGCTGTCGTCGTAACCGAAGCGCCGCGTCAGATTCCTCGTCAACGCCCTGAGTGGTAACCCCGGACGTGTTGTTTATCGCAGTCACGCCAGCGATAGCGGTCACGGGAATAGTTATCGTATTGATCGTTGTTTGTACCGCGCCAATATTCGACGCGCGAAATGATAGTGAATGAGTTCCCGCGGCAACCGTAACCGTTGCGAGTAAAACAAATTGATTCCCCGCGTCATCCTTGACTGTATATACCCCTGCGGGTATTTCTATCAAATCAGCAGAAGCATCAAGACCGGAGAGCGTCACTGATCGATCAACGGTTATGCTAATCGGTTGAATTGTGAAGGTTGCGCCCCTCCGTTTAGTCCCATTTATAGCGACACGTTGATCAAGGACAGCCCCTTGAGCCTGGTCAGGATCAAACGAAGAATTCACGTCACGAAGAACCTCGCGCAAATCGATCGCTTCTTGCGCGACAATATTGATGAGTTGTCCATCAGGGGTGTCCGAACCGATATTTATATCGTCGCCATAAATTGCCTTGAGTCCATCCCCAAGTTCTGTAACAATTTCCGGCAGAGTTTTTAATGTTAATCCGTCACCGTCTAAAATATCGCTCATTAATCCTCCACCACGTGCCCGGATACGGTGCCTTCCATGTAGGAAAGCGTCGATCCGTCAAGTTTATCCTGTACAATCACCTCGAGCCGCGTCCCCGCCGTTCCGTCAATGCGAAGCGCGACGCCGTTATCGTCTTTCAAAGGGAACTCGAATACCATTCCGAAACTACCGGCCGGGGCCTTCGCGTTGTAGGAAAGCGTCCCGCGAAGATGGAATTCCGAATTGCTTCGCGCGTTGAAATAGTTATTGTATCGCGTCGCCGAGATTTTCGCCCGAACAAGGAGCCCTTTTGTCAGCGCCGCCGCAAGCATGGCGAATTTCGCATCGTCCGGCTCTGCCGTTCCGCGAAAGGCAAGGCGAATCTTGTACACGTCGAATTTGATTCCCGGAGCCGCCTCGATCCCGAAAAAGACCGGAGTTGACGACCCGTCAACGACCATGTTCGGCGATCCGCGATAGCACACCGTACCGATGGGAAACGTGAGATTGAACCGCTGATTGAGCGTTACCACGTCACCGTCAACCACCAGCGCGCGGCCGATATAGAGGCCTTTCACGACGACGGAATCACCGACCACGACGCCATGGCCGATCGCGAGCGTGACGGTGTTGGTATCGACCACGCCAGCCGAGGCAAACGAAGACGCGGAAATCTCGCGGGTCAAATACGGCATGACGGCGAAAGAAACGTCGTCCTGCGCGAGCGTATTGAGCGGCTCTTCATTCGGTGCGGCGATGGCCATGACGCTCTTGCCAAGCGTGGTTTTCATTTCCATCGTGTCTTTTTGGAGTTCGTCGAAAATCATATCCCCTCCGATACCGTCACCAGACCGAATACCGTCGCCACCGTTGCCTCAATTTTTACGGCCCTGTTCGCTGTGTCCAGTGTACTCGTATAGGACGAAATTCGCAAGACGCCCTCTGTCTGCAAAATGACACGTTTAATGTCGATATCAAGGAATTTCTTCTTCCCGATATCAAGAAAATTTTGCCAGTCCACGCCGTCGTCCATCGCGAAAAAGCAATCGTTTCGCCATGATTTCAGCCGCGTCGAAATATTTTGCTTGAGCGCGTTTTTCTCGGTCACGTAGGATTGTAATCCGCGACCGAATTGAAAGTCGCCCAGCGAATCTAAAGCTCTAGTTTTCAAGTCAAACCTCCCGTGATAGGAACGCCCGATCCGCCACCAACCGCCCCGGTTGCTGTACCCGATACCGTCGCCGATAGTATCGCGTTCCTGATAATCCCGGCCATTGCGTCATTGTAATCAGAATCGCTCATGGGAGCGGTTTTCATGTTCGTGGAAAGCACGTCGAGCGCGGCTTTTATGGTCGCCTGTACTACTGCCATTATGACCCCCCGAAAAGATTGAGTGCCCGGACCTTGAGCGCCTCGAACTCGGCGACGGACGACGGGTCAAGCGTATGCGACGGTGCCGAGCCGAATGTCTTTATCCCGATTATCGCGTCCAGTATATCAGAAAAAAGCGCGTCGAACTTTTCCGCCGCGTTGTCGATATTTACTTTATGCGACCCGCCACGGAGCCCCACGGTCGAGCCTTCCATCGGTAGCGGGCTTGTTTTCGGATTCAGCCCCACAATCGCGATACCGTCCGAAAGATCATGCTTCCGGTTTGTCGATGGGTCGGCCACGTTCGCCGTGCTCCACCAGGTATCAATGTCCCGATCGTTGAAAAGCACGATGCAATAGTCGCCCGCCGTGATAGGGAGGTCAATATACGCCCCGCCTCCCTGAAGGACCATATACGGAACGTCAACCAAGAGGGGGATCGCCGAGCTTGTCCCGTCGGCAGCCGGGCGCCTGATTTGTAGCGTGACTTCGACGGTCTGCTTGGCTGGGGTAACTTTCTCGATTTTTCCGATCTGGACGCAATGAAACGTCGCGAAAATATCCGCTTTTTGTGCTTCCAATAAGGATAGGGTGTTCGCGGGGAGGATTTCGTCGGCATTTTTAAAGCTCATTCTTTTATCTCCAACAGCGCCTTATCCCCGATAAATAACGAAACCGTGGTCGTCGCGTCCCCGGCTTCCGCTTGGGAGAAGGTAGCCGAATGCTTGATTCCGAAAATCTTGTACTGGCCATTGTATTTTTTTATCAGGGAACGCAATTCCGCGATGCGTCCGACCTTCAATTCCGGCGAGAAAATCCGGTCAACCTCGAGATACCCATCCCGGCGTTTTGGGGTTGTCTTGTTTCCTTCCGCCGATAGCACGAACACCTCACCCGGAATGACTTCATTATCAGCCAAGACGTAGAGCGTTTCGTCGGCAATGAATGCCTGCCCGTCCGTCATTTTTTGGATTTCGCTATAGGGATTTCCGATGAACACCCGCCCGCGTGCAGGGGTATCCGTGGACGCAGGGGATCCTAGGACGCCGGCCAAGAGTTGGGGCATATTCTTGATTGACTGCGTGATCGCGTCTTTCATAGACGTATCTTTCGTAAACGTCTCCGACATGAACCCGTTTTGCACCTGATACGCCCCGTCATAGCACTCTAATTTCGTTCGCCATTCGGTTTTTTCTTTGTAGGAGTAGCCTTCCTGAATATTCCCCCGGAAGACTTCGATGAGGGTTTTTCCGTATCCGGCCAAAATAATAATCTGCCAATAATCGACCTTGGTAAATTTGTCTTTCCCCAGCCGGTCACGGGTATTCGGCGCGAGATTGGTGAGCGTCACCGAGGCATTAGAAAGGGACGAGCCCTTGACCGACTGCTCGACATCGAGCTGACAGGTAATCGGCGGCTTGATGGTTATCGCGTACCCGTCCGGAGTGTTTATTCTGATTTCGTAATTGCGCTGGAACTTCACGGTACAGTCGCCCCGGAGACAATCAGGTCACGCACTTCGATACATTCAGCGTGCGTAAGCAAAAAGAGCGAAACGCGACCGGATACCATATCGTTAATCAAAAAGGGCTCGAAATTGTCCGATACCGTGACCGAAAGGCCAAACGGAAGTGTGTTGATATGTCGGGAAAGTATATTCGGGCCGCGAACGAGCTTGAGCCCTTTTGCGGTAAACGTTTCGTACTGGACGTCAAAATACCAACACTGGCAGCGAGCGGAAAAATACAGGGCGAAAGAGATTTTCTTCCGCGTCACGGGATCGGGGATATTGAAGGTTTGCGACGGGGTCGAGGTGAGGCCGGTAATCTGGATCATATTGCTTCCCCCGTAGCTTTATAATAAAAGAAGATCATTGCGCTATACTCCATCCCGCTGATTTCGCCGCGGTTAAAAGAATACCCTTAGAGTCGGTCCCGGTTCCCGCGACTTTTCCCGCGTCCTCAGTCGCCGCTGTCTGCGCGTCAATCGCCGATTTATAGTTACCCTCGTCGAACGTCGTCGTCTCCACGCCGGTAAAGCGCATTTCCTGAAGCGTGACGGAAAAATCCGTGTAGTCGTTCGAGCTTTCATCCTGGCGCGCCGTGACCGACGAAAGAAGCATATTGTAGTGAATATTCCACGGGGTAAGCACCCACACAAGCTGATGCGTCTTTTGCAGTGCCATGAGCTCGAAATACGCCTTTTGTTGCAGGGTGAGCGTCGCTTCCTCGCCCTTGAAAAAATCGACGACGTTTCCCGCGCGCTTAGCGATTGCCTTCGCCTGATTTGCGACGTATGCGGCCTGAGACGCTATTAAGGTGGCCTTTTGTGTCGCCCCTTGCGTAAACGGTCCCAAGTACGCGTTGACCGCGCCAAGGCGCGACGTGAGCGTATTGAGCGCCCCTTCTATCCCTTGCGGCTTCCGAAAGACCAATTCGCCAACCAAGCCAGTCAGGGTTATTTCGTCAGGCTCATTGATCGCCTGATCGTTTATCACGGAATTGTCTTCCATGTAATGTTTCGAGATACTGACCTTTGACATGAGCGATTCCCCGGTCGGAATATCGAACACCCAGCCGGAAATGCCCTTGCCACCGGCGACCATGAGGATAGCCTGTGACTTTTCGTCGAGGTATTCTTTCGCGTCCGAGGAAAGGTCAACGCCCTGAGGCGCTGTCTGTTTAATCGCGGAAAAGCTCATTTTTCTTTCTTCTCCCCGGCGTATTGGTTGTATGCCCGTTGATTCTCGCGCGTGATCGCTTCCCCTACCGCTTTCCCCGTCGCCTCAGGATTCGCCGCACCTGATACGTAGACTGTGGGGGAACTGGTAATCGTTACCGGAGCGGCCGCCGGAGCGGAACGTACAGCGAACCACGAGCCGATATTATTCTTGATGTCGGTCAATTCGCCCTTGAATAAGTCCCACTGTTCGGCCATCGCCCCGCCAATACCCTTGGTTTTCACGTCGCCGCCAAGGTTTCCGAACGCCCCGCCGACATTTTCAAGGGACAGCGTGTCTTTGACGAACCCCAAGGAATGAGCGAGCGCAGAAACGATATCGCCAAACAAACCCCATTTCTTGGTCATCTCGTCCAGTTTGGTAAAGTCCCCGATAAAAATCGACTTGATAGCTTCGGCGAGTAATTGCACCGACCCAAGGAGTCCGTCAAATATTTTCTTGAGCGCGGGGAATCCTTCAAGGAAACGCCCGATTAAACTGTCTTTCCCCTGCGAATAGAGGTAGATATCTTCCAGAATCGCCATGAAAAGCACCAAGGCGGCCACCGGGAGCATGACCGAGGCATTCAACAGAATAAACACGCCGACGAGTGCAAGAATCGCGTTTTTCCATCCTACGGTATTCTGGATTGTTTTATTGATAAGGTCAGCTATTCTGATAATCATCGTTACTGTTTTTTGTATCCATTCCGCGAGTTTCGCCCCATAGTTCCGGACGAATTCGGCAATCTTTTTCGATATGGTATCAATGCTGGGAGCCAAGGCGGTAACGAATTTCGCCGTCAGGAAGTTGACCGCGTTTTTCACCGTCTCGAGAGAGCCGCGCGCCTTATTCATGGCGTCGATATTACTTTGGGGAATAACAAACGCGTTCTTTGCCATTTCATTGAATTGCTCGTTCGTGAGCTCCAAAGTTTTAACGAGATCATTCGAGATACCAAACTGCCCCGCGATATTACGGCGCATTGACTGAGAAAGCCCCTGCGTTTTCGTGCGGATGGCTTCCAAGACCTTGAACGGATCGGAACGCGAATCGATTCCGAGAAGTTGATACCCCGATATATTTCCCTGCCCCAAACGGATTTTAGCCTGGTTGGAGGAAATTGCCCGGATCGATTCCGCGACCGTTGCACCGGCACCGGAAACTTGCTGCGCGACGGCCTTCCATTTCTGCATTTCCTCGACCGACTGCCCGGTATCATCGGCGAATTTCTGCATGGTGAGGGATTGATTAAATTGATCGTTGACGGCTTTGACAGCGGCGGAGAGCGAGAGGGTTCCCGCGATAGCGCCGACAAGTGCGGTTTTCATGCCCCCGATGGACTTATTAAAGGCTTCGGCGGGGCCAGTATCGGCTTTCAAGCCAATATGCGCGAATAATTCAAGGATATTCATGTGGCCTCCCCGTAGGATAATAATACAAGGGTATGACGTTTTTTACAAGCGGGGCTATTGACGGGATTTAATTTATGGTATAGAATTAAATTACCCTCAGGGGTAAAGGAAGGACGGGAAATATGGGATTAGACATTCACGGAGAAAAAACAGGCGGGCATATGGGCTATAGTTATAGCCGGTTGCATTATAATGCTCGATATCTTGCGTTGATTTTTTGCAGTATGCCTGAATTTTTGGATGAAGAAAAAGAAGTCAGTGCAATTGGTTTTTATATGAATCCATTTACAGACGGGAAACGCCTTAATATTTCGAAGCTTCAACAGTTTATTTATGCCGTACAAATATCAGGAATAGAATTTCCGAACCTTCTTTTACATTCAGATTGCGAAGGAACTTACACAAAACGAGGGAAAATTGATACTGATGGTCAATTAATGACCGGTAATTCTGTTGGACTCATGAAAGAACTTGAAAAAATCGTAAATGAAAAAGAATTCCAAACAGAAAAATACACCCAACAAATGGCCTATACAAAATCATTTTACGAATTAGTAAAAAAAGAAATCGAAGAAGGAAGCGGGAAAATAATATTCAGTTAATAAAAAAAGCCCGGCGCGGGTAGGAGTGATAGCACCCCGCGCCGAGCCGGGCATAGCCCTTAATTTTTGTTCATTTCATATTCAACGGCTTCGTACTCAGAAACAAATCCCTCGTACGCCAGCGCGTTCAGCACGTCACACACGGGGGCCTCTTTTACGCGTCCAGGATCGCCACTAAACCAGCCACCGCGCGCTAAACGCAAGGCAACCAAGTCGGTGTCCTCAACGTTTACTTCTGTGTCAGGCCTTTTCCGAGTATCGCCCCGAGGTCCCCGAACGACGAAACGAGGCCTTTGATAAAAGGGCCGCAATTGGCCTTGATGACTTCTATCATGATGGGGTAATACAAACCGCGATTATCGACTTTCTCGAAGAAGGTCGGGTCAATCGGGAGTTTTTCTGTATCAGCGGTGTAACATTTCTTCGCGCACGCCATCGCGCAGCTTTCAACCTCGTCGGAACACGCAGGACCGAGAAGAAGGTTGAATACCGTCGTCGCGATTCCCCCGGCGCCTGATAGGTCAGTCGACGCCACGTCAATATTTCCCTGCGCGTCTTTCTTGATAATGTCCGAGGACGCGCCTGAAAGGTCGAGTTTTTGACCCTTGAGCGCACGCCCAAGGGCTTTTTGTAGGGCCATCGCGTCCGCGAAGGACGCGCTCTCGATATGAATTTCCACTCCTGAAATTTTCATCCCTTACCCCATGACCCGGTCGGCGTTCGAGAATACGATCACGTAGATGGAAATCGCCTGTTCGGTATCCCCCTCGACGTTTTCCTTTCCGCCCGGCATTTTCTGGACCACACCGCCCGAAAGGGTATAAACCTCATTCGTGATGTTTCCCGCGCCGTCGCCCGATCGCTTGATGAACTCGCCCGAAATCAGGATAAACGCGGGCGGGTCATTGATATATTCTTGCATCCGTGACGCAAGGTACTTGTCGTCAGCCGATCCGCGAATGACGCGCACCGTGACATTGACCTGTTTCCCTGATGCATTATACGCATAAATAGCGTTCCCGTTCTTGCCCTGTTTCATCTCGACGAGGTTATTCGGGGCCTCGATATTAACGACGTCCCCGGTTCCGAAATCAGTCAGCATTCGAGAATCGAGAATCGTCGTATCTTTTCCGGTCAGTGCTACGCTCATGTCTCACCTTCTTTAGTTTACAGAATAACCCCAGCTTGCGCCGGGGTTGTGTTTACGCTTCAATCATCACCGAAACATCGGCAGAATGAATGGCACCCGAGTCCTTTGCGGCGATATACGTCGCAGGAGCCTTGCGAGCGTTTCGGTCCGTTCCACTCTGTCCCGAAATCGGCATCGAGTAAATATAATACCCGAATCCCGCGATATTGCGGATATGATCTTCCGGCTTTCCGAACGTCGTCGAACTGAGCCACGTACCGGGAGCGAAGACGCCGCAATCAACAAACTGTTTGCAGACTTTCCGGTATGCCCCTTTCAGTCCGTTCATGCCTTCCTCGGTCTGCGGAATCTTGGTGTTCGTAGTCGTCAGAAAATTGAATCCCGCGATGGTCAGCCGGAGCTTAAACGCCAACCGGGAATATATCTGATCGAAGAACTGATTCGCCCCGGAAGTGAATACCTTGGGCACGCCAAAATCCCCGTAGAAATCTACACCGGCGTTCTTGCAGTCGGTCAAAATCGTCTGCGTCATGCCGGGATCGGCAACCATTCCGACGATCTCTTTGCCGTGCATCGTGTGCGCCGTATTGAATCCCGAGAAGTCAATCGAAAGCCCCCTTCCGGCATATCCCGCGGCGAAGTCGAAGGCGTCGTCGGCACTGGAAGAATAATACATACACCGGGTATGCGTGAGCCCCGCCGAAAGGATAGTCGTAAAAATACCCTTGATATCGCCCACGGTGGGAGATCCGACAAGCCAAAGTTTGTCCATCGTCTGTACGGTTTTCGCCGTTTCCAAGAAAAGCGCGTCAGCCGGTTTGTCAGTCGAGATGATCCCAAAGAAAGGGACCAGAGCCGAAGCCCGGAGAATTGCGTCCTTGAGCCGTTCGGTTCCCGTCGCGGCACCAGTGGCGCTTCCTGCAAGTTTAAGGGACGGCGCAATATCAGTCGCGGCCGCAGACCCCACCGTCAGCGCGGAAGTCGCCCCTGTGGTATCGGATTTCAGGGTTATAAGGGCCGCGGTCAATTCGCCGGTAACCTCTATAATCGCCCCGGCAGTTTCTAGAGCATAGGGATTGAGCGAAGCGGTCGCCGTCAAAAGCGTCGTACTATCGATCGCGCCGATGGTGATATCGGAATCGGCTCCGCCGTCAATCGCAAGGCTGATTTTGTAATCCGTTGCCGTCAGGCTCGTCAGGTCAACCGGTCCGGTTCCCAAGATGGTCGCGGCACTCGCCGGAGCCGTCGCGAGGCGGGGAATAATGACCAAATACCCGCCCGCCGACATAATGTTCGGGCTTTGGGAAAAGACCGATACCGCGATTCGGTAGGCATCCGAGGACGCGCCGAAATCGTCGGCGACGCCGTCCGGTCCGGTATAAATCCCATAATTCCCGTAATTCGTCGGGATCGGGACTTCATCCGCAAAGAACGCGAGCGCGGAGGTGTTCACGTCCGCGAGTCCGCGCAGGGCCGCCAAAAGCGTCACCTGTATAAAATTGGAAATGCTAAGCTTTCCCGCCATGTTAGGCCTCCGTGTTAATAATCGGCGCGGTAAACTTGTCAATCATAGTTTCCGCGACGGTCTTTGTATCAAGATTACTCATAATAACCGGGATTCTGTATCTTCGCAAGGCGGAGCTACCTTCTATACTGGAAAGGTCAAGCGTCGGTCCGGCGACAAAAATCGAGCAATTGGCGTCTTCCGCCGCGCGAATCGCTATGGATGATCGGAGCGCCAAAGGAATTTCGTTCTTTCTGTCGGTTGCCTCTTGCCCAAATCCGCAGAGCTCAACCGCGAATCGTTCATGAGCAGACATCGACATTGTTTCCTGATTGGTTGAGTAATTCTTTTTTGAGACGATACCGACCATGCCCGCCATGCCGTCGTAGTCGATAAGGATATAAGGGGTGCCGTCTTTCGGGGCGTCGTATTTCTCGTTTTTCAGGATTATTCTGGTCTGGGGAATACCGGTATAGGCCTCAAGGATCTTGCCGAGAAGCTGGCCGCATTGGGTGATGGTCATTTGATTACCTTCGGGACTTTTGGGAGGACATAAAAAATAATAACGTCATTTATATCTATTCCCACAGGTATTTCCCAAGAATTATTCTTGTTGCAGAATCTTGTCAGAAAAATATCCCCGTAAATTGTTTCTGCGACGCATTTCGCACTATATCCCATTTTATTACATGGAGGTGGATTAGTTGTTTTGAAGTTTTTCCAGCCGCTCAAGGCACCGCCTCCCATATTGCGTATAGTGTAACCGCCGCCGAGCCTATCGTCAACGTGTCGCCGGGGTCGTACCCCGTCCCCGTGCCGTCCGCCACGGTATTCCACTCGACGAACGCGAAGCCTTCCCGCGTCATCGTGTTCGCCGCAACAGTAGCGAGCCCCCCGGTCATGTATGCGAACTTCCCGGGAGGATTGCCACCCGTTGCGCCATTTCCCAAATAGGTGACAGGATACATGGTTTTCACGCCCGTGACGTTTTCCGTCGCGAGGTAGCGCCGGTATCCGGCTTCCTTCCAGTTTTGTATTGAGTCGATAAGGTATACGATCCCGTCAACGACTATCTGGCAGTCAACCGTCAGAGGGCGGGACGACGCCTTAACGAGCACGTCGAACCATTTCCACGCCCTCTGATTTTCTGGCAAGCGCCGTACCTCTTCCGGCTTGAGCGGCGCGACCATGATATCCATCGTCACGATTTCCGCCGTCTGCCGGGTCAGGAAGTTTTCGACCGTCTTGGTTATGATCCACACCTCGCGGCGCTTGGTCCATCCGCGAAAGGCGCCGGAGACTTGGGGAATGCTCATGCTTTTTCATCTCCAATTAACGGAGGGGTAACCCAACAAAGACAAATAAAGCCAAGATTTATACAGTTATTCCATCCGTCATAATAAACAGAAGTATATCCCAACGGCGATTCCCAAGCCCAAAAATACAATTTTATTTCTTGAATATAACGAAGCCTCATCTATCCACCTCATACGTCACTGACTTTCTGGCCAAGCCGGTATCAATCAATACCGCATCAGATCCCTTCCGCGCGATAGTTTTATCCGAGTCGGGCGGCCACGTCCCGAATCCGTCAGAGTCAAACGCTTCCTGTATTTTGGCCTGTCCCGCGATCCCGATATCCTCGAAAATCGCCTTAATGTCGCCCGATTCGATATGAGCTCGCGAGTGACCTTCAGCGTACGCGGCTATTTCTTTTTGCTTCTTTTCCAGAGGCATACGAACAGACGAGCGGACGGGCAATTTCCGCGATACTGATCCGAATTCGTTGGCCGCCATGTAAGCGGCCACGCTTTGCCCGCCCGGCGTCTTCGCGTCCTTAAAATATCCGATGTCGACGGAATGCGGTTCCTTCAGCCCCTTTATAAGCTTTTCGAGCCCGGAGAAATCCCCGGTTATGGTTGACTGCCCGTCGCGGATATTAAAGGACACCGGCACGCCCCAGCGCAAGGAAAAGAGCAAACGCCAAAGAACACCACATTCCCACGCGATACGCGATGAGCTCGCGATTCTTTTTCTTGAGAATCGCGGCCATTTCGTCCGTCCAGTAAAGCTGTCCGGCCTCGCGGTAGCCCTTGCGGGCGGCTTTCGCCTGTTTCTTATTCAAGGTTGCGTCCCCCCTTCAACCGAAAATATTGCGCCGTCAAGGTACGGTTTAGACAGAATAAGATATTTCTGCCCGTAGTACGTCGTCGCGTAAAAAGCAAATTCCCCCTGCTTCATCCAGTCGGGGATGTCCACCGATTCTGAAACACCGTCCGCGCTGCGCGACGTCTGCAAGAGCCGAGATTGTCCGCCCGAGTCCGCCGCATCAACGTCGGTTGCGAGGAAGTGCGCCGTCAGGTAATGTTCAGCAAGCGTGCCGATCGCCGGTTTATTGGTGGGGTAAAGCTCGAAATTAAAAACCGCGTCTTTCTCGGCGATCGCGTTCGTTATGTCCGCGTCCATGATATCGGGCACGGCCGATCCGAACGTGAAATTCCTGGCGAACTGGGTTTTGAATGACGCGAGTGTGACGGTGCCCATTTTACTGCGACGCCTTCTCGATTATTTTCCAGTCCTCGGCCATGATATCGGTCTGACTGGCAAGCCACGGGCACCGGGCCCCCGGCGTCATTTTCGCCGTCAGAGGATACTCGATATAAAGATAGGGCAGGGTCATTTTGCTGTTTTCGTCAGGGAACTGTGCCTTGACCACAAGTCCCGAACCGTTCCATCCGGCGCGCTGAATTGCATCGCCTTTTTTGACCGCTTCAAGAGCGGAAGAAAAACTGAATGTATCAAACATTATTTTTCCTCCGTAGAGGACTTGGGCGGGCGTCCGGCCTTCTTGGCGGGTACGGTGTCGGTATCCGGCGTGTTCCCTTGATTTTCCCGAGCCTTGATCGCCGCCTCCCGATCGTCCAGGGCCTTTTCTCGCGCATCCAAATTCGCCTCCCGATCCCTCAAGCTCTGCTCTCTCCGCTTGATATCGTCGATGGACGGTCCCGCGACGCCGGTCGTCGTCAGGTCTTTCGGATATGCCGCGACCATGCGGAGGCCGTAGACTTCCTCGACCTGGCAGGATTCCTGCGGTTCAAGGCGAATCTCGACGCCCTCGGAGTTCTTGAGCGGCCACGTGCGTTTCCCTTTATTCCAGATGGTGATTGCGTTCATTTCGTTTTCTCCTTTCATTGCGTTATAGTGGTAATTATACCATAAATTAAAAAAATCACAAGTCCCCGACAGCGCCGACAGCCTCTACGGAAAACTCGAAGGGATATTCCTTTTCGTGCTTCCTTGCCAGTTCCTCGGGTATGATAACCTCTGCCCCGCCCCGGAATACGCCGGGAATCTCTTCAAAGTACCATTCTCGGTTCCCGATATTCTTGAACCGCGCTTTCGGGACCCGCGCCAATATCCGAGAATAATCATTATCCCATTCCGCAACGGCCCGAGCGTATGCCGGATCAGGGATATGCACCTCACCGGCCATGTATTTTTTTGAGTACTCTCGGTCGTTCCCTTTTTGCAAAAGGAACGGCTTGTGATCGTATCCCCAAAAGGTCACCCGGTCGCTTCCAAATTCCTCGAAAATCAGCCGCCACCGGGTCACCCATACCGTTTTGTTCCTTTTTTCGTGGTCCGGCGAGTAGACATCGGGGCCGCCCATGTCAAACCCGCACGCGATCACCTTATACCCGCGCGTCAGAGCCTCGGCGACCAAGGTCGTCCCCGTGTTCTCCCGGAAAATTGGCTTGCAGGTGAAAGCCTCGTCACCAATATCCCCGGACCACTTGAGCCCCCCGAGAATTTTGTATTTGTACCCCTTCTCATCCCGGACCCGCGCGGAGTCGGCCATGCACCAGTCATGCCCCGCAATCCGGTCGAGCTTGTCCCCGTAATCCAAATAAATCGCGTTACACCCCCACACGGGGCCAGTATGCGCGCGGATCTGTTGGTCGAACGCGAGGCGGGAAAGGCCGTTGCCGAGGATCAGTACGGTGGTGGTATTAGGGGTCATGAGGGTAGTATGGGCTATAAAAATATTTTTGTAAATAATGACGAATTCGCTTGCACGTTTTTAATTTATGGTATAATATTAAATCAACAGGGCGCGAGAAGCGCAAAGGATGGATGAGATGAAAAGAGTATCTGATTACACAGAGGCAGAGTTGCTGGCTTTCGACGACGGACAGTTGAACAAACTGATCGAAATCGAATGTATGGTTGAGGGAGTTGAGGCGG